ACCTCAACCGCCACCGGTTCTAGTGAGCCTGTTGGTTTTACTGCAATTGCTGGTATGAAGAAGGGTGGTGCGGTGAAATCTGCTTCTGCCCGGGCTGATGGCATAGCGATCCGAGGTAAGACTCGTGCCTAGCGTATCAGCCAAGCAAGAAAGATTTATGCAAGCGGTGGCTAATAACCCAAAGTTTGCAAAGAAGGTGGGCGTACCAACGTCCGTAGGTAAAGAGTTCACCAAGAAAAAAGGTGGCTCTGTTTCATCCAAACGTGCTGTAAAAGTTAAACCTAAAGGAAGGATGGTGTGAAATGTTTGGTAAAGCATTAAAAAACGTTAGCAGTGCAGTAAAAAGAGCGGCTCAATCTGCGCCTAGACCTGCCCCGGCTCCGGCTCCAACCGTTACTTCTACTAGAGGGAACCCACTTAGAGGTGGATTATCCAGAAGGTTGTTTAAAGAAGGCGGCGCTACGAAAGAGCCAAAGGCAATGATGAAAAAGGAAGTGTCCTTTATGAAGAAAAAAGGCGCTCCCAAGTCCATGATCAAGCATGAGATGGCTGAAGCCGGTATGAAGCATGGCGGCAAGGTCAAAAAGATGGCTGGAGGAGGTTTAGCGGCTGGTCACAAGCAAGCCGACGGTATTGCCAAAAAAGGTAGGACTGATACCAAGCGGATCGCTATGAAAAAAGGCGGAAGGGTCTGCTAAATGAGACCAAGCCGGGGAATGGGGGCTATAAACCCCTCTAAGATGCCTAAGGCCAAGACGATCACCCGTAAGGATGATCCGAATCAGGTCACTATGTACGCTGAAGGCGGCAAGGTATCTAGGGTGAATGAGGCTGGTAATTACACCAAACCCGGGCTACGGAAGTCTATATTTGAACGTATCAAGGCTGGAAACAAGGGGGGTGCTCCGGGTCAATGGAGTGCCCGTAAGGCTCAAATGATGGCTATTCAGTACAAGAAAGCGGGCGGTGGTTACAAGGATTAGATTCCCTGTCTATGATTCCAGTCAAGATGGAAACGTTTTTGAATGGTTAATTAGCACCGCTGAAGACTTTAGAAAGATTAGACAAAGAGAACGAGATGTCGAACTTGAAAAAGCCGCAACAAAGTCTGAAGGCATGGACGCAACAAAAGTGGAGAACTAAGAGTGGCAAACCTTCTACGCAAGGATCGCAGGCTACAGGGGAAAGATACCTCCCAAGTAGCGCCATCAAAGCGCTCTCCCCGCAAGAGTACGCCGCAACCACTCGTGCCAAGAGAGCAGGGAAAGCCGCAGGCAAGCAATTTGTTCCACAGCCTAAAAGCGTGGCTAAAAAAGTTGCTTCGCATAGGAAAATAAAATGACCACGGCAGGCACCAGTTCCTTTAATTTAGACCTTAACAATATCGTTGAGGAGGCGTTTGAACGCTGTGGGAAAGAACTCAGGACTGGTTACGACCTTAGGACTGCAAGACGCAGTTTAAACTTACTCACCGTTGAGTGGTCTAACCGTGGAGTTAACCTTTGGACTATTGAGAACGGGCAGATCCCGCTTGTACAAAATCAGGTTTCTTACGAACTCCCGGTAGATACAATTGATCTTCTTGAGCACGTAACCCGGACAGGCACTGGAACTAACCAAGCCGATCTAACTATCACTCGTATTAGTGTTTCTACCTATGCCACGATCCCAAATAAGTTGGCAACAGGCCGTCCTATTCAGGTTTGGGTAGATCGTCAGTCAGGCGCTACCTATCCTCCCGGCGGCAGACCAAATGGCACAAATACGACTACTGGGGTTGATCATCCTCAAATTTACGTATGGCCTGCCCCGGATCAAAGCAATTACTACACGTTCGTGTACTGGCGTATGCGAAGGATTCAAGATGCTGGGAATGGTATTACGACACAGGATATTCCATTCCGGTTCCTCAATTGCATGATTGCTGGGTTGGCGTATTACTTGGCAATTAAGGTGGCTCCCGATAGGGCGGCTGTACTAAAAGAACAGTATGACGAACAGTGGAGATTCGCTTCTGAAGAAGATAGGGATAAAGCGGCTGTTCGTTTTGTTCCTCGAAGAATGTTTATTGAGTAATGGGAAATAAGTTTGCATCTGGAAAAAATGCGATTGCCATGTGTGATCGCTGTGGATTTCAGTACAAGTTAAAGCAGTTAAAGGGTTTGGTCATTAAGACCAAGAACGTGAACATATTAGTTTGCCCTTCTTGTTGGGAACCGGATCAGCCTCAGTTACAACTGGGTATGTATCCAGTAGATGACCCACAGGGTTTAAGGAACCCAAGGAAGGACAACAGTTATTTGCAGGGCGGTTTGACGGGATTGCAGTTATTGGCTACCAGCACTCCTGCGGTAAGTAGTGATGGGACTCCATCTGGAGGTAGTAGGCAGATTCAATGGGGTTGGAATCCCGTGGGTTTAGGAAATAATTATGGATTGACTCCCAATAATTTATTAATTGGCGGTCAATTAGGAACAGTAACAATTTCAATTACATAGGAGTAATCATGGACGCAAAGAAGGCAGTTCACAAACATGAGAAGTCAATGCACCCCGGTAAGCCATTAACTAAGTTCGCTAAGGGCGGCAAAACCAATCTTCAGATGAAGCAACTTGGGCGTGGTCTAGCCAAGGTAGCCAATCAAAAGGTATCATCCTTTACATATAAAAATTCTGGAAGAGGCCGATAAATGTATAACCAACCCAAACCTGTTCCGGTTCCCAATACATCGGGATACCCAAATAACGTGCCTAATACGCAAACCCAGAAAACTCGTGGTACTGGGGCGGCGACTAAAGGCACCGGTAATAGCAAAAAGATGGGCTAAATGAACTACTCGACGCTGTTTCAGACCATTCAGGCGTATTGTGAAAATGACTTCCCGGATACGGTAGTCAACACAACGACGGCTACAACTGCATCTTTTCTTACAAAAGACCAGATTGACACGTTCATCCGTCAGGCTGAACAGAGGATCTATAACAGCGTTCAACTCCCGGTTTCAAGGGAGAATGTGACAGGTAACTGTACGGCTAATAACAGATTCTTGACCACGCCTACAGACTGGCTTGCTACGTTCTCATTAGCCCGGATTGATGCCAATGGGTCTCAAGAATACCTATTGAACAAGGACGTGGAATATATTCGGGAGTCCTTTCCAAGCCCTACCGCCATAGGTGCTCCCACTCATTACGCCATTTTTGATGAGAATACGTTCATTTTAGGGCCAACTCCAGACGCAGACTACAACATGGAGTTGCATTACTACGCCTATCCACCGTCTATTGTTACCTCTGGTACAACTTGGCTTGGGACTAACTGTGACTCTGCTCTTCTTTACGGTTCATTACTTGAAGCGTATGCCTTTATGAAAGGCGAAAAAGATGTTAACGACAATTATATTGCTCGTTACAACGAAGCACTTGCCACGTTGAAACAACTTGGCGAAGGCAAAGACCGTCAAGATATGTATAGAACTGAACAAGCGAGGTATCCAGTTAGATGAGCACTATGAGCGAAGTAGCCTTCCTTTTGGGGGGCGCAAACGTCAAGGTTCTTACAACGCAAGGCCGAGGGTTTACCCCAGAGGAAGTTGCAGAACGGGCACTAGACAAGATTATTTCTGTAGGTTCGCAGACGCACCCTGCCATTCGGGATCAGGCAGAGGCGTTTAGAAATCAAATCCGTCAGGTTTTGGTGTTTTACATGAAAGAAGCCATTAAGTCGCACCATACGACGTTGGCTATCAAGTTCAGGAAAGCAGGACATCCTGAGTTTATTAAACTTTTAGATGAATAAAGGAGCCTAACATGGCTATTACTCAAGCAATGACCACCTCGTTTAAAGCAGAACTTCTGCTTGGTGTTCACGATTTCCGTCCGTCCGCCGATGCTGGCGCAGACGTTTTTAAACTCGCTTTGTACACATCCTCAGCAACGCTGGATGCAAACACGACTTCTTACACCGCTTCTAACGAAGTTGGTACTTCCGGTACTAACTACACGGCTGGTGGGCAAGCGTTGACTAACACGGGTGTAGGCACAACCAATATTAACGCCAACACTGGTACAGGCTTTACTGACTTTTCCGATGAGACCTTCACGAACGCCAACTTCACGGCTCGTGGTGCGCTGATTTATAACAGCACTCCTTCGGCAAACAGCAATGCAAACACGACCCTGACCAACGCATCTGTGGCGGTTCTGGACTTTGGTGCAGACAAAACGGCTTCGGACGGTGACTTCACCATCATCTTCCCAACCAATGATGCATCAAATGCAATTATTCGTATCGCCTAAGAGTCTTAGATGCCTGCTTGGGGCGAAGGTAGATGGGGGCACGGTGAGTGGGGCGTTGGGCAGATTGATGTCAACGTTCTTCTCGCTAGTGTCGTCACGACTGGGCAGGTAGGCAATGTAGTAGTAACGATTGGTAAGTATGTCCTTGTAACCGGAGTAGAGGCTACAGGTGAAGTTGGAACAGTTGCATTTAAACAGGTTGCAAATGTTTCTGTAGTAGGGGTAGAAGGGACTGGTCAGACTGGCACTGCCACAGTTGTAGGTAGGGTTAATGTTTATCTTGCCGGTGTAGAGGCCCATGCTGAGTTAGACCCTGTTGGAGTTGCTGCTGGAGGCCAAGTTGAGCCTGCTGGATTCCAGCATACGGTGGATCTTGGACAAGAAACTGTAACGGCTGCGGCTAACGTTCCTGTTACAGGTGTTCAAGGTAGTGGTGCAGTTGGTCAGTTAGCACAAAGTACTTCTTATTACGTTACCGGGGTTCAAGGTGTTGGGCGGCTAGGGCAGGAAGTAGTAAATGCCGATGCCAATGTTCCTGTAACCGGAGTTCATGGTGACGGGTTTGTTGGGAATGTAATAGTAAGGGCTGCGGCTAATGCCCCTGTGTTTGGGTTAACAGCCACCGGACAGGTTGGCACTGTTGACGAGAGCCGGAAGGCTAATGTTTACGCAGTAAGTGTTGTTGGTACCGGGGTGCTTGGGCAGGAAGATTCAGAAGGTGGAGCGCTTGTAAATGTTACGGGCGTGGAAGCAACTGGCGAAGTTGGACAGGAAGCGGTACAGATTGGCTATCGTGTCTTTGGGGTTCAAGGCGATGGCGCAGTTGGGCAAGTAACAGCCATTGGTGCGGCAAATGTTTATTTGAATGGCGTTCAAGGGGCAGGGGTACTTGGAGAAGAACGGACAGGACTTTTAGTATTTTTAACTGGGGTTGAAGCCACAGGTGCAGTTGGAACCACTGATGTAAAAATTTCCGTTAATGTTCCCTTAACGGGTATTCAGTTAACAGCGACATTAGGAACAGCAGTAGCAAGTATCCCGGTATCGGTGCCTGTAACTGGGGTTCAGGCGCAGGGACGTGTAGGAAGAGTTCTGATCTGGAGTAAAATTAACCCTAATCAGAACCCGAATTGGCAACAGGTTAACGATGTTCAAACACCAAATTGGATGCCGATAGCGGCATAGGAGTAACAAATGGCAAGTACATATTCAGACCTTAAGATTCAATTAATGGCAACCGGAGAGAACTCCGGGACTTGGGGTACTGTTACCAACGCAAACCTTGGCACAGCCCTTGAGGAAGCGATTGTCGGTAGGGCTACGGCAAACTTTACCTCTGATGCCAATCTAACCCTGACTCTTACGGACACCAACGCCACTCAGGTAGCCCGTAACTTTGTACTAAACGTCACTTCCGGGGTGTCACTAACCGTTACCCGAGACCTGATTGTTCCGGCTATCGAGAAGCCGTATCTAGTACAGAACAACACCACGGGCGGTCAGTCGATCCGGGTGATTATTGCTGGTAACTCAGTGACCGTTCCAAACGGCAAGACAGCGTTTGTATATAACGACGGCACGAACATCAGCATTGCTTCGGATTACTTCGTAGCCCCCACATTCAGTTCGTTCACTTCTACCGGCGATGGTACGTTTTCTGGTACGGGTCAGATCAAGGTGCCAGCAGGCGCAACCGGTGACAGAAGCGGCACTCCAGCAAACGGTATGTTCCGGTACAACACCTCACTTGCCCAGTTTGAGGGGTATGCGGCTGGTGCGTGGGGAAGCATCGGTGGCGGCGGACAGGCTGGTGGTGCGATCACTATTAATGAGACCACGGCATCGACGAGTTACACAATCGCTAGTGGTGAGAATGGTTTGAGCGTTGGCCCAATAACTGTTGCATCTGGCGTGACTATTACGGTCTCGTCCGGTCAGCGTTGGTTAATCCTGTAAGGAGATAGACATGGCAGTAGATATTAATGGCGATGGCTTAATTGCAGTTGGTGGTACATCCACTACCCAAGGTCGTGTACGTCTTGCAGAAGACACAGATAACGGCACTAACTATGTAGAGTTAACCTCTAATGCCGCAGTTACGACCAATAGGACGGTTACATTTCCTGACGCAGATATAAATTTCACAACCGGACTAGGCGCTGCTCAGGGCGGTACAGGACTTACTTCTGTCGGTACATCGGGGAACGTACTTACGTCTAACGGTACCGCTTGGGTATCTCAGGCCGCCGCTGCTGGTGGTGGTGACTATGTGATGTTGGCTTACACAACTCCTGCTACATGGACAAAACCAGCAGGATTAAAAGCAGTTAAGGTTACCGTGATTGGTGCAGGTGGTAATGGTGGAAACAATGATGGCGCTGGCCCTTACTTCGGTGGTCATGGCGGCGGAGGTGGGGGTGCTATTCTATATGCAGACGCTCCCGCAGTGCCCGGGCCTATAACCGTAACAGTTGGAAGCGCACCATCTAAAACATCTTCTTTTGGCCCTCTTGTTTCCGCTACTGGAGGGACTAATGGCACCAATGGTGGCCCTTCTGCCCCTGCCCCACAAGGCCCGTATGCTGGTGGTACAGGAACCGGCGGAACAGTTAATGTCCCGGGTGGACATGGAGTTGGAGTGGCCTATACAACTGGTGGTGTATCTGGAACATCAGCATTAGGATTTGGTGTAACTGGTGTTTTTGGCCCCCCGTCTGTAATTACAGGAAAAGTTTATGGTGGTGGCGGAATGGCATCAGCCGTAGGTAATCAAACTGGCGGTGCCGGTGGCGCAGGAATTGTCATAGTAGAAGAATTTTATTAATCAGTTTGCCGAGAGCAATCAATAGGAGTAAGAAATGCCCACTTCAACAATAATCTCAGATAACGGCGTATTGTCGGGTACTACTGGCCTAAAGACGGCTGGCGGCGACGACGGCACGTTACTTCTGCAAAC